TTTTGGGATTCCCATGGAAGGTTATACTTATTTCTTCACCTATGAGGAAACTCTGGTTCATCGGCCTCAAGAGTTTTGGCAGATGGCTTGTGCTATCGGCGCGGATCTATCGCAGGGCGACGACTTTTGTGCATTCACGTTTCTGTTCCCTCTTGGGCGTGAAAAATACGGAGTAAAGACACGGAGCTATATTACTGAGCTCACGCTGATGAAGCTTCCCGCCGCTATGCGGCAGAAATACGAAGAATTCATCAAGGAAGGCAGCCTTCATGTCATGCCCGGAAACATTCTTGACATGATGGAGGTCTATGACGATCTCGATCGGTTTATACTATCATCTGAGTACGACGTTCGTGCGCTTGGATACGATCCGTATAACGCGAAAGAGTTTGTCGCTCGTTGGGAAGGAGAGAACGGACCATTCGGGATTGAGAAGGTAATTCAAGGCGCGAAAACCGAATCGGTGCCATTGGGTGAAATCAAGATCATGAGCGAAGAACGGCTTTTGATATTTGATCAGGCACTCATGTCTTTCGCAATGGGTAATGCTATTACTCTAGAAGATACCAACGGTAATCGAAAGCTTCTGAAAAAGCGTCAGGACGAGAAGATCGATAATGTCGCTGCTCTTATGGATGCGTGGGTTGCATACAAGCTAAACAAGGAGGCTTTCGAATAGTGGAGCGGGTTAGCCTAAATACCGTTCTTCTAGCTGTGATTGCGATTTTTATTGTTCTTGCCTATTTCAACGGGTGGGGCAATTAATGTAGGAAGGAGGTGTAAGTGTCGCGAGTTACGTCCGCGTTCAGACACGCTTGGAACGTATTTTCTAATACAAGTGAACGACGTCAGGTTTTTGCACAGTATGGAGAACCGAGCTATGGTGGAAGGCCTGATCGTGTAAGACTATATTTCCCGAATGAACGTTCGCTAATCTCCTCAATCTATACGCGACTTAGTATTGACGTTGCTTCAGTTGATATGCGTCATGTGCGAACGGATGATCAGAACCGATATTTGGAAGATATCGATAGCGGTCTCAATAATTGTCTGACGGTTGAAGCCAATCTCGACCAGGCTGCTCGAGCTTTTAGACAGGATATTGTGATGACGCTCTTTGATAAGGGCTGTGCTGCAATTGTACCTGTTGATACTACTCTTAATCCGGAAACAAATGGCGGATACGACATTCTGACTCTTCGTGTTGGCGAAATTAGAACATGGTATCCTTATCATGTCGTAGTCAGTTTGTATAATGAAGCAAAAGGTCGACGCGAAGACGTCGTATTGAACAAATCGGCTGTAGCTATCATCGAGAATCCGTTATTCGCGGTGATGAACGAACCGAATTCGACTCTCCAACGACTTTTGCATAAACTCAACCTGCTGGATGCGGTCGACCAACAGTCAGCTTCCGGAAAGCTCGATCTTATCATTCAGCTTCCCTATGTAATTAAATCTGAGGCTCGACGACAGCAGGCGCAGCAGCGTCGAGATGACATTGAGTTTCAGCTTAAGGGTAGTCAATATGGTATCGCCTATACCGATGGTACTGAAAAGATTACTCAGTTGAATCGTCCTGCCGAGAACAACCTCATGGCCCAAGTCGAGTACCTGGTCGACATGCTGTATGGCCAGCTTGGTCTAACAGACGAGATCATGAAGGGAACGGCAGACGAGAAAGCCATGTTGAACTATTGGAACCGAACGGTCGAACCTGTTCTTACAGCCATGGTCGAGTCTATGCGACGTACCTTCCTAACTAAGACAGCTCGAACGCAAAAGCAATCGGTGTTCTACTTCCGAGATCCGTTTCGGTTGGTTCCAATTGAGAACATTGCTGAAATTGCCGATAAGTTTACTCGTAACGAGATTGTGACGGCGAACGAAATGAGGCAGGTTATTGGTATGGCTCCTAGTAAGGAGGCCAAAGCCGATAAGCTGACTAACAGCAACATGCCTGTTCAAAAGCAAGAGCCGCACAATGGTAATGGAAATGGAAATGTAAACGATCCGGCTATAGCTGAGGCATTAGCAAAAGCACGTACCAGGCCTATGTCACTTAATTAAGGAGGAACATTCAAAATGGGAGAAATGGCTAAGCCCGACTTTAGCGGCTATGCCACAAAAGCTGGACTCGAATGTACAGACGGTCGGACGATCATGCCTGAGGCGTTCAAACATCAGGATACCGAAACGGTTCCTCTCGTCTGGCAGCACGGTCACAACGAGCCCAGCAATGTGCTCGGTTATGCAGTCCTCGAGCATCGTCAGGACGGCGTTTATGCTTACGGTTACTTCAACGATACCGGTCAGGCACAGAACGCTCGAACGCTCGTGCAGCATGGGGACATCAAGTCACTCTCCATCTATGCAAATGGACTTACCGAGAAAGCCAAGAAGGTTCTCCACGGATTCATTCGTGAGGTGAGCCTGGTTCTGTCAGGAGCCAACCCTGGCGCCCTTATCGACAACATTACGTTGGCACACGGCGATGGCGACATGGTCACGCTGGAAGATGAGGCCATCATCTATACTGGTCTCGAACTTAATCATGCTGATGGTGAGCCTGCGGAGAAGGAAGACGTTGAGCATTCCGCAGAGAATCCGACTATTCAAGAAGTCTATGATTCTATGACTCAAGAACAGCAGGAAGTCGTTCATTACATGGTTGGTACCGCCCTCGCCGGTGCAGTAGCTGAGGCAAAGCAGTCCTCCAGTGACGACAAAGAGTCTGAATCATCCCTAGCCCATGATGATAATGAAGAGGAAGGACGACGGATGAGCCGTAATGTCTTCGAGTCGCAGGGTGGCGAAGGCAAAAAGGAAGAGGGACATGTTCTGACGCATGATGCGATCAAGGGTATCGTTGCCGATGCTCAGAAGGTCGGGTCGCTGAAGGCAGCAGTCGAGTCGTATGCTCTGCAGCACGGTATCGACGACATCGAGACTCTCTTCCCAGATGCCCGAACTCTTAGTTCTACCCCTGATTTCGACGCACGTCGAATGGAGTGGGTCTCCGGTGTTATCAACGGCACCCGGCATTCTCCGTTCTCTCGCATCAAGTCCATCGTTGCTGATATCACAGTGGACACGGCCCGAGCTCTGGGTTATGTGAAGGGCAATCTGAAGAAGGAAGAGTTCTTCGGACTGGTTTCGCGCACGACGACTCCGAGCACGGTGTACAAGAAGCAGAAGCTGGACCGCGATGACATCATCGACATCACTGATTTCGACGTGGTGGCTTGGCTCAAGGCTGAGATGCGTGTCATGCTCGATGAGGAGCTCGCGCGCGCAGTTCTCATTGGTGACGGTCGTGTGTTTGACGATGATGATCATATCAGGGATCCTGGTCTGACCGGCGCTACTGATAATGCAGGTATTCGCTCGATCCTGAATGACGATGATCTGTATGCTATTCATACTACGCTTGCCGCTACGGTGGATACTCCGCCGGAGATGGTGGACGCCTTTATTGGAGCGATGGCAGAGTATAAGGGATCGGGTTCTCCGACTCTTTACACCACACTCCCCCGGCTCAACTCGTTGCTCGTGCATCGTGATGCTCAGGGTCATCGTCTGTGGAGGACCCCTGCCGAGCTTGCTTCGGAAATGGGCGTTTCGAACATCGTCACCGTCGAGGTCCTGGAAACCGTTCCCAAGCTTGTCGGTATTGTCGTCAATCTGAAGGACTACACGATTGGCGCAGACAAGGGCGGAGATGTTGCATTCTTCGATGACTTCGACATCGACTACAACCAGTACAAGTATCTGCTGGAGACCCGTGTTTCTGGCGCGCTGACCAAGATCCGCTCGGCTCTGGTTATTCAGACCGCTTAATAAGGTAGGCAGCCATGACGAGGTTCTTTGGTCGCATTGGTTATGGAAGTTCGATAGAAACTACACCTGGCGTCTTTGTTGATGAAATCGTAGAGTATTCATATTACGGTGATGTTATTCGTAACGCTCGAAATCTTACTCCAGGAGAAAATCTTAATCCTGATCTCAGTGTTCAGAATTCCATTAGTATTGTGGCCGATGCATATGCCAATGAACATTTTTATGACATTCGGTATGTGGAATGGGCGGGGGTTTTGTGGACGGTTCAAAGCGTCGATGTGCAAAGCCCCCGTCTTCTACTGAGATTAGGGGAGGTGTATAATGGGCCAACGCCTGACACTACACCAAATCCTTGAAACGATCGCTCCCAAAGTATATTTTCAGCCTCCGACTAATGTACGGTTGGAATACCCATGTATTGTTTATCATCGAGACTTTGCAGATACCAAATTTGCAGATGACGCACCATATAATCATACCAAACGATACATGATCATAGTGATCGATCGAGATCCGGATAGTGAAATTCCAGACAAAGTGGCTGCATTGCCGATGAGTTTGTTTAACAGGTTTTATACAGCCGACGA